ATTTTAATCAGGCGCGACGTTGCGTTGGCGTAGATAACTATTTCCAGCTTGGTGAGTATGCTGTTCGCTTTGGTCCTAACGCTGAAGAGAACACATTGTTAGGCTTTAGCTCACGAACGGACGCAACATTTATCTATGGCTTTGCTTTGGATGAAGCAGTTACTCCTACAAATGCTTATGATGAGTTTATTGCTCAAGCCTCTGCTGTCAGAGACTTTATGTATCTGAAAGAAAGCTACACAGAAGCAGATTCAGACGCATCTCGCATTCGCAAAAACAATGGCCAGCTACAATTAGATGCACTTAATGCTTCTGATAGCGTTCGGCTTGGTGTCGGCGGAGTGTCTCGCTATCTTGCATCAGGCAGTCCTGATCGTCATATGTTCTTCAATCAATCGGGCAGTGAGATTGCTCGGTTCAATGCCACTGGGTCTTTGATGATTGGCGCAACTGCGCTGACAGGAAGTGAAAAGCTTCACGTTAATGGTGATGTTGATATTACTGGCACGTTAACCGCTGCTACATTTACTCCGGTGCTTGGCAACATAACCATCGCTGGCAACACAATATCATCGACCAATACAAACGGTGACATTATTCTTGACCCGAATGGAACGGGTGAAGTTCAGATCGATTCCAATGCTGTAGTAGAGGGAACCACAAATCTAAAAGGACACATTGATCTAGGCGAAAGCGGGTCTGCAATGCAGATTGAACATGCTGTTAACGATCAAAATGTTTTCATCTCTGGTGGCTCTAACTTTAATGCGGGTGCTGCGTTCTGGCTTTATGGCGGCACATCAGCTCAATTATCTCGAATGATCTTGGCTCAAGACGGCACGACTCGCCAGCGATTTGATTCTGATATTATGTTTTATAATGCGTCAGGCAGTGAGATTGCTCGGTTTGACGAGAGCGCAGCGGCATTGTTAGTTGGCGCGACATCGCCAATAGCAAGTGAAAAGCTAAGGGTAGATGGCGCTGTTGCTCTTGGCCTGGGTACACAAAATCTAGAAATCCTTGATGCTGGTACTGTCGGCGCTTCGCATGCAGGCTGGATTGAAGTTGAGATTGGTGGAGTGGTACAGTATATCCAGACGTATACGAGTAAATAAGGAACGGCAATGGCGCAGCTTACTGAGTCTGAGCTAGAAGAAATACGGCTTCTTATAGAGCAAGATAAAAAAGCACGGTATGCTGCTGCGTATGTAAGGCAGATTCTTCTTTATATTGCTGGCGTCATTGGCGCAATTGGTATTATATGGGCGGCATTCCGCGACCTTGTGAGAGTGTCCGGTTCTTCATAATGGAGGAAAGCCGTGTATGTATCAGTGCAGAGTTACTCACGCAGAGTAGGTGCCGCGCCGGGGAACACACTGGGCGATGATATATGTTACTTTGCTAGGGTTTCTAATCCTACTTCTCAGGTCAGCGCCCTAAACAACGACAAGCTTCTTAATTATCTTCTTAAGCACAAGCATTTTTCGCCATTTGAAATGGCTACCATTTGCTGTCAGGTAGATACGACTCGGGATATAGCCCGCCAGATGCTAAGGCATCGGTCGTTTTCTTTCCAAGAGTTTAGCCAGCGTTATTCCGCCACCGAAACTAATGGGGATCGTCGCGAGGCGCGATTGCAAGACCACGTTAATCGTCAGAACAGTTTGGATACGGACGACGACAGCCTCATTGGATGGTGGAATGATGTTCAAGACAGCTTAATGGCATCGACCTTTGATGCTTATGATGCTGCTTTGAAAAAAGGTTTGGCCAAGGAAGTCGCTCGATCAATCTTGCCAGAGGGCCTGACTTGGACCCGACTCTATATGAGTGGCTCTGTAAGATCATGGCTGCATTACATTGAGCTTCGAACTGATCCATCTACTCAAAAAGAACATCGGCAGTTGGCTCAAACAATAGCGCTTGCTATCGAGCCTGTGTTTCCCATGATTAGGGAGTTTGTTCAATGAACGTCGAGGTAGAGTCAGTAGATGATCGTCCGGGTCATGTAAAAATAACTATTCGCAATGCCCAGACCAATGGGATTAACGGAGCGACGATCCTGCAAGACGCGTCAATCATGCTGCCGTGGGCTATTGCTTCTCTTGTCATCCCGCAGATACATAGCGCCAGTGCGGTTGCACACCGGGCCGAAAATGAGGCGAAGGATGCCGAGATTTTAGCGATGAAGGGATCTAAAATATGAGGTGGAAGTACAGTTCAACCTCTATGTTTAAGTTAAAAAGTTGTGACGCTCGTTTGCAGATGGTTGCTCATGTAGCTTTGCTTTTGTCTGAGGTAGATATCACCGTAGTGGAAGGGCATAGGTCTTCTCTTGAACAGCAAAAGTTATTTGCTCAAGGTCGGTCTGAGCCTGGAAACATTGTGACTTATGCCGACGGCGCAAATGTCAAAAGCAAACACAATTACAAACCATCTCAAGCGATAGACCTTGCTCCCTATGTTACCGGCAAAGGCATTGTCTGGGACTTGTCGGAAAACCTTGATAAATGGATAGCATTGAATGATGCTGTTCAAGAAGCCGCAAAGATTACTGCTGTTCCCATTGAGTGGGGCGGCGACTGGAAGTCTTTCAAAGACTATCCGCACTATCAATTAGCAGAGGATAACCACCAATGGATAAAGAAATGAAACTATTCTGGGCCAGCAAAACCCTTTGGGTAAATGTTATCGCGGTTATTGCATCTATTACCGGTGCGTTGGGGCTGTTTGATCTGACCCCAGAACTGCAAGCAACAATCATTGGCGTGGTTATGGGCATCGTCAACATTGCCCTACGTTTTGTTACGGATAAAAAAGTTTCGTTAACATGACTACCGCCTTCGTGATGTCTGTGATTACGGCACTATTAAAGATTAGTTTTTCCTGGGTAAATTATGCTAGGAATAAGAAGCTAATTGATATGGGTGAGGCAGCTTCTATGGCAAAGGGTTTGTCTAATGCTATTGGCGCAATGCAGCGCGCTCAGAAAATCCGTAATGGCATTTCTGTTATGCCTCGCAGTAGTGTCGATAACATCTTGCGCCCGCCATCAAAGCGATAGGAATGAAGATGCTCAAGCAAAAGCTGCTTGCTACATTTACCAGCCTATCTATCTTTTTGATGCTGACATTTCTTCGTTAAGTGATGCAGCAGCAAAGCAAATTGCAGCCCATAATTCTATTTGGGAAACGCTGTGCGGTGAAGGGAGCCTGTGATGGCAGCAAAAGCTAACAAGGCAAAGATGAAATGCAACGCGCCCAAGCGTACGCCAAGTCATCCAAAAAAATCACACATCGTTAAGGCTTGCTCTGGCGGCAAGGAAAAGATTATTCGCTTTGGCGAGCAGGGCGCTAAGACAGCAGGCAAACCAAAGGCTGGTGAGTCTAATAAGATGAAAAAAAAGCGGGCATCTTTTAAAGCCAGGCATAGAAAGAACATTGCCAAAGGCAAACTGTCTGCGGCCTACTGGGCAGACAAGGTGAAGTGGTAATGGCAAAAGAAAGTTAAATGGTCTACAACAGCTAGTGGCAGAAAAAGGAAATAGACATGCCGATGAAAAATAATAAGGGCCGCTCGAATCCTCTTAGCCCAAAGGGCAAAGCGTTTGCGACCTGCTCTCGTTGCAAAACAAAAGCTGCTTGCAAAAAGGCAGGCCGCTGCGCACTGAAGTCTAAGTCGAAGAAGTATTAGCCCACCCGGTGCTGTCGCAGTCCGGGCAGGTTTCTATTTTGTCTTCGATGTATCCGCCATTGCTCCAGTCGGGACGCTCATAAGCTACGGTAATTTCTCCGTGGCCGTCGCAAGTAGGGCAGGCTGTTAGGTCCACTGGGTTCCTCATGCCTCCTCCAAAGGGTACTCGATAGCAAGTTCTTTGTCTGAGTACAGAGTTACCTCTGTTTTCGTGCCTGTCTCGCTGTCGCCAGTGAGAACAGTAAGTGTGGTTACCGTGAAGTTGCTATGGCTTAGGGAGTGATGGCGCTTCGTTGCTTCAATCTTTTTTACGTCGTGGATTGAGATTGTCGTAATCATCATACATTTCCTTTGTGATTTGCTGAAGATAATCCAGATACCAACCAGCTTTTGCTAGGTCTTCAACGCGATTGTTTTTGTATCTCCACCGATGAAGATACTTCTTTACGTTGCCTTCAAGATACCCAGCAAAAGCTGTATCTGGCATGTTGTCCCGCAGATACTCGATGCACTCAATCTCTCCCACCGTGTAGTGAGTGGGCCGATCTACTGGGTCACTCATCAGAACGGAACATCATCGTCAAGATCATAGCCTGCGTTGGCTGGATCTGATTGTGCGACTGGCTCGGCGTCATTTGATTTTGCTCCGCCACAAAGATGAACGCTTCCGCCAAAGCCAACTACAATCTCTGAGAAGTATTTGGTCTGGCCATCCTTCTCATACGTTCGATTGTTGATCTCGCCAGAGACATAGATTTCTTTGCCCTTGCGCACAAAGTTTTTAATAGCACCAGCAAGTTTGCCAATGATCACTACGTTGTGCCAAGTGGTTGTCTCTTCGCCTTTGAATTTTTTTGAGGTTGCGACAGAGAATTTAAGGAAGTCTGTTTCACCGTGCGTGGTGTGTTCTGCGTCCCGGCCTACGCGTCCGAGAATGGTTGCTTGGTTGATAGACATTGTTAGTCCTCCTTGTTGGTGAGTGTTGCTGCGCAATCATCCCAGTATTGTCGAAGTTCAGTGGTGGCCTGAGAGCCAAGCTGCTTTACTGTTGGGCGATGTTTGTCTCGAAGAGTGCTGAGTTCGTCTATAGAGCTTGCATTATCAAACGCATCCTTAATGTCTGCAATGATAGACTGCTTGGCAGACTGAGCTTCATATGTTTCAACTCGGCTCTCTTCGTTTTCTCCTGTCTCCAGATCAAACGTTTTCAAGTTGGCATACTTAAACGCCATTGACATTGCTTTGCCCGGAGCTTTGTCACCCTGGTCTTGCCCATCAGCAAACGACTCAACGTCTAAGAAGTCTGACGGGTCGTCGATGTTGGTGTAACGAACGGTCATATGGCATCGGAGATTAGTAATGGTGCCACCGTTCTTTGTCGTGCCTTGCGGTAGCTCCTGATAGTTTACCCGGATCATTGCACTTACAATGCCAGCTTGAATCATTGGGTTCCGCAGTGTCACAAGAACATTGTCGTGTGTGACTGCCTTGTAGCTGCCTTGACCCATTCGAATCTGCGCATCTTTCTTAACATAATTAACGGTTTGCATCACTTTGTTGATGCGCTGGTAGATGTTTAGTGATCCCATACTTTCCTCCGTTAGTGGATTAAGTTGTATTGCTTGGGGTCGAATTGGTTGTTTGTGTCTTCTAGTTCGCACTCATAGATTGCTGCGATCCACTGCATAAATGTGTCGTGGTCTAAGCAATCGTATGCAGCACAAACAGAAAGGAACTTGTGTGCAAAGAATGTTTCTTTGGACACATTAGATTTCTTTTGTTCGTCCTTCCATTGTCGGGCTATGTCTTCTGATTCAGTCGCCATCTTTGATGCTTCTTCATCTGTCAAAATCCGGCTCCAGGCATTTTATCTACACGGATAATTTTTGATCCGTTCTTGTTTGTAGTGACAATCACACCATGCCCATATGTTTTCAATGAGCCTGCTGATAGTTCTTTGATTGCGTCCTTGCAGGTGTTGTGATCTGTCACAGCTTGTTTGGTTTTGAGGAACTCATCAGCAAGTGATGCCCACTGATTGTTCGTGCTCATATCTTGCTCAAGTTTTTGTCCTTTGCTTTTTGGGACAACGACTTCAATTGGCTTGGCTTTTTTTTCTGCAACATATTGCACATCGTTATCGGCATGCCATAGGAACTCATCAATCTTTTGATTAAGTTCCTCGATGTATGCGTCATCCCTGTCGAGAATGATTTGATTGGGTTCCTGATTTCCAAACACTGCGCTGAACATTAACTGTTCTGTTTCTGTGCAGTACATTGTGTGTTGGATTTGTCCGTAGTATTGAAGGACCAGTCCGTTCCAATCCCAATTAGTGTGTGTGTGTTTTAGTTCGACCGGCGTTTTTTTCCCTTCAAGTCTTATCATTCCGTCGGTGGTGCAGTGTCTCCTGGGTTTGTCTGGTGCTGTAAAGATTACCTGCCACCCAAGTCTCTCGGCTTCAGGTGTTTCTTCTAACAGATAATCATAATGAAGTCGTTCCGTCAGTGTGCCCAATCGCATCGCCCATGTTGGCTCGCCCCATTCAAGCTCTCTTTTGAACAAAGCAAGCTGCCTGTTCAGTTGATAGGCGTTGCCTTTCACAATGACGTTTGCATCCGATCCTCCAACACTATTGGTTGGTCGCA